CAAAAACAATTCTGAAGCTCTACGGATAGTCCCCTTAGAGAAATACACATAAAACTCTTCCCCATCTTGGTGGCGGTAAATCGTTTTGTTTGGGATAAGAGCTGGCCCGATAAGCAAACGCTTGTCTTCGTTCTGCGTAGCAAACTCTACTTTCTGCTGGTTTTTGAGGGCAATAAAATTTTCCTCAATAGCTGGACTTTCTACAATGCTGATAGCATCAATGCCGTTAAGCATTGCAGTTTCATCTAAGACTAGTTCAATGATTTTCATAACTAATTAACCAAAAGTTGCGGTTCTGATTCTTTTTCGTTCCATTTCTTGTGCGCTGGTAACATCTCCACCCACCACATAAGCTCTAAGGGGCTGGCTAAATTGCCCAGCTATACCCTGAAGCAGTTGGTTTGTCCCACTAGCTCCCACGATATTAAACTGAGGGGCTACTTGGGGAGGGGCTGGAGCTTTTGGAGCAGCTGCACCACCCCCACCTTTTCCACCATTAAACTCTTGAGCAGAAATAGTGGCAATTTGTGTAGCTCCAGTGGTAGCAATCAAAGCTGCCTTTATCCAGTTAGCACCAGTTAGCTGGTCTTGTGGGACATTTAACTGACCCATAATACCTCCAGCCGTGTTAATGATAGCCTGAACTATCTGCAAAGACTTGTTTCGCTCAAACGCTCGCTTTGCTGCTGCCTCATCATTCTTGTCATAGATGTCATTTAAGTCCATCAAATTTTTAATGGTCGTGCTTGCAGCATCTAAAACGATGTCTTTGATTTGATTTTGGAAGTCCTTGCGCTTCTTAACCGCCTCAGCATCGTACTTATCCCTTATGTCAGCTTGGTCTTTTTGGTTTCTTTCCTCAAGAGCCTTCAGGAGGTCGTGCTGCCCCTGAGCAGCTTCTACCTCTCTTTGGTATTTAAGCTTTAGCTGTTCAAGTTCTCTAGTTTGGGCATCCTCAATAAGTGAGGCATTTATGTCATCTACCTTTTCTGCAATAGCCCGAAGCTTATTAGCTCCATCCTCTGCAATCTTAGCAAGAGCATCCGTATGCTTGACCTGTTCTTGCTCAAAAATGGCTTGGTATTTTTTTTTAATAGCCTTAATCAGCTCTTCATTGCCCTCAGCTGCTGCAAGCTCTTGCTGACGCTGAAGACCCAGCTGCTTAATACGGTTGTTATTCCGCCTAGTTTCTTTTACCGCCTCATCTTTGGCAGCATTAACAAAAATATCTCCACGAATAGCTGCCGTTTCCTCTTCTAGCTTTTGCAGTTGCTCAGCAAGCTTCTTAGCATCCTCTAGCCTTTGTTTAGCTGCTGCATCTCGGTCTTTTTTCTCATCCAGTAAATAGCCATCTCGCTGACTCTTGAGCTTTGCCAGTTGCTTTTCGGTTTCCTCTATGGTAGCATCCCCTTCTTTGGCTACTTCCTCAGGGTCAAATACCAGCTTAGCAATGCCCCCCGAAAACTTTTCCTCTAAACCAAAATCTTGACCAAGAGCCTTCCCCACCAAATCCACCGTTGCCAGCAAAGCAGTAAGTGGGAGGCTCAAGAAACGGATTATACCTTGTAGGATATCCTTATTTCTCTTGGCTGCATCTACTTGGCTTTGCTTGACTTGCTTTTGCGTTTCAAGCTGAGCCTCTAGTGCAGTTATTGTTTCGTTAGTCTGCTGAATTTTTAGGTCACGAATCTCTTTCTCGCTCTTGCCTTGTAGCTTCAAAGAGTTTTCTTGTAGGCTTAGGGCTTCACTAGCTGCAATCTGAGCCTTTACATTTTCCTCAGCTAGAGCAAGCTGCTTTTGTTGGGCAGTGCTTACCCCATTAACTGCTCCCTTAATGTCATCCCAATAAGCGACAATAGCTCCAAGAGCTACCACTAAAGCACCTATGCCACTAGAAATAAGAGCAGTCCGCAAAGACTTAGCCCCAAGCGTGCCAGCTTTAAATGATGCTTGCAGTGCCTGACCAAATCCCTTGACTTTTGCAATGAGTCCAGTAAATGAAAATGAGGCAATCCACTCCTTGCCTAAGGCTATACCCCTGACAACCTCAGCACTTATGACCTTATAAGCTTTGAGGGCTTTCTTACCCATCTCCACATAGCCACCAGTGGCTCGGTCAATGGTACGGATTACTTCCTCCTTAGCTCTCTTGCTTTCGCGATCTTCAGCAGCTGCCTCTTTAGAGCCTTTGCTAGCGGTCTTGTTTGCTTTGTCTAGGGCATCCTCTAACTCACCAACTTTTTTCTCGGTAAGGTCTAACTCTTCCCTAAGTTTCTCAACCGAATCTACGGCCCCATCCGTATTGGCTTTGACTTCAAACTCCTTAATTATTGGCATAACTTCTTAATCTTTACAAGGGCATCCCTAAAATTATCAGGCAAGTGGTATTTACCTAGTGCGATTTGTATTTCCTCAGAGCTGCCACGATAGCTAGTCTTTTGAAGCATCTCTATTATGTAACTGAATAAATTGCTTTTCATTACACGACATTTAAAAGCTCTAGGCTTGTTTTACCAGTGGTCATGTTGACACTAGCACTATTGACAATCCATTTTTGGTTATTCCAAATAATCTTGTTCTTGAGGTCAAAGCCGATAATCTTACCTAAGGGCAGCTGCGCTTGTACTTTGACAATTCTGCGCTTGCTATCATACAAGTCCTCAATGTAGTCTGCCCAGTATTCATTGTAAAGCGACTGAGTGCCAGCTTGTAAATAATATGGGTCTATGTCACTTCCCCAAGTCAATGACTTAGCCAATCCGATTCCAGCAAAGGTGCTTGACACATTGGCGTACCAAACTTCATCTATCTGAGGTTGTAGCACATCGTTTTCATCTCTAAAGCCAATGGGATTTGCTGAAATGTCTAAACCAAATTCACCATAAATAATAACGGCCTTGCCCAAGTATGGATTAAACTGTCCCTCTTGGTCTGCCTCCATAGTGATGGACTTATAGACCAGCACATTTGTTAAGGTAGGCGTTCCTCCAGCATGGCCTTTGTAGTCAGTCAGCCTTTCAAACAATGGGCATTCAAAAGGAAGCTTCACCTCAAACTCTCCACCATCAAATGTAAAATCAGCTTTTAGGTCACCAAATGGTGTTGGATTAGTAAGAGCATACTGCTTGCCTAAAATTTGATTTGTTTCTTGGTAGTTGAATTTTATTTGGCGGTACAAAGAGGGTCGGTTTATCTCTACCTCTTCAATGTCTATGTATTGAGTTAGATCTTGGTCTACGCCATCAGCATACCAGTCTTCAAGAGGTTGAAGGTTGAAGGTCGTGGCGTTTGTGGGTGTTATGACCATATTGTGCATCCTTACAATACCCGACATAAAGTCTTTTACCTTCATCTCGGGCATCAGGTTGCTCATTTGCACACTATCTCCAAAATAAGTTGCGTACAATGTTTGTGCTACCTCAAAGTATTTTATTAGTGTTCCTTGCCTATATCCAATAAGCTGGTAGACACGATAGTTGACATTTGTGTTTGTTGAAGGTCTAAACTTTATGTAATAAATTTCACCCTCCTTGACCTTTATTTGAGAAAAAGAGCCAGCCGTCACATTGCCAGTATGCTGGTTTGTAGAAATTAAAACATCGTCTTTGTATAGGTCAATGTAAAAAGGCTCGGGATAGGTGATATTATCTATGTTGTATAGAAATTGGATGGTTTCTACCTCTGCTGGGAATAAGTTGGGAACTACCCACCAGTCATTAGTAAGGTCAAATGTCCCTGATACAAGAGAGTTGAAATTTATGTGCTGACCCTCCATTGCAGCGGGTTGCCCGAAGTATGTGTAGCCTTCTTTTCGGTGCGCCCACAAATACAATCTTTCAAAATCCGTATCAGTTAGGATGTCCCCAGTAAAGGTTATGCCATACTTAGTGCCAATAGCCTCTAGTATTTTTGTAATCTTTAACGCTGGCTTTAGCTCATAGTAATTGATTCCGTGACTATGTGCAACATCATAGTGAATGTCATTATCGTGGTTTATATCACCAGCAGCCACATTATACACCCAATTCTTAACGGGGGACATTAGGGGGTAAAAAACATCCCCACTAAGCAAAGCCTCTTGGTTGAATCCTTGAAGGATTGTAGCCCCATCATAGGTATGGTCATAGGCACTAAGGTCTAAGTCATAGAGGTAGTCCTCACCAAATAAATCAACAAGGCTAACAAGGTCACCGTAGAAGCCAATGGAATAGGCATAAGGCTCAGTGCCTTTCATTGACACATTTTCCAGCTCTATGACTCCCGTGCGAAATGGTATAGAGTTGATTTCAATTCGTGCTGCTACCCTTAGGCGGTAGTCATAGGTATTAGCTACGGAAGTTGAAGAAGTAGAGCCTTCCCAAGCCTTATCGGCTGCAGTCCAAAGAATGTCCCAACTATTCCAAATTGGATAGCCGTCTTGAGTTGGTGTAGTAATGCGAGAGGCATCTACATCCGTTCGGTAGTAATGCTTAAATATCTCACTATTGATTCCACTTGAGGGAACAGTAAATGACTGCGTAAAATCCGTAAACACCTTTGAGATGTCTTGGATATTCTGCACCGAAAGGTTAATGCCAATTTCCTCATCTCGGAATAGATCAAGGCGGTAATCGCCAATGTAGATGTCTACTTGGTTCATCGGATAAGGCTTCTCTCGTTAAAGGCTACATCAAAGGTCAATGTGTAATTAATCATTTTTTGATTCACCTCCTTTTGATAGTCCACGCTTCCTCGTTGTGGTGATGCTGCTACCCAAGAGCCATTCATCAATACGGCTACATTCTCGCTCATCAAAATATCCTCAATGACATCATCATAGTCCTCGTCTACCCAACCCGTGTTCATCGTGATGGAGTTGCGTGAGTTGACATTGAAATCTTGGTATTGACCTACTTGCAATGATGGCGTTGTGAAGCCGTCTTGGTAAATGCTACGCTTGTATTGGTCATTGGTGAATGTTCCTTGCTCGGTGCTTACCTTAAAGAATGTAATAAAGTCAGCCACGCCATAGCGGTTCACAAATGACACTTGGTAGGGTGTGTACTTTGGTTCACAAACAAGAGTATATCTAACTTGCGCAAGTTCAACATCTGAAGAATTGTAAAGAACTATATCGTAAAAATCTCCATCCGAATGACTGCTTGGTTTTACTGATGGATGTAATCCGCTATTGTTTTCAAGGTTTGCGGGGCCGACTCCCGCGTAAATAACAAGGTCTTGCGTATTTCCGCTTGATGGATTCGGTGGGGCAATGGTTACACCATCCGTGTCAGTTAAGTTTCTTCGGGCACCATTATTCCAAGAAATAAGAATATAACCCAAATTATTTGCAACGCTATTGTAAATAGCGAGGCTTTCGTAGTTGGAAGATAGTACTTGGCGGTTACGGCTAACGGCAAGAACGGGCGAGGTTACTGAAGGGTTTGTTGGGTTTAGTTTGTCTGCCCACCCTTGAGTAGTTAGGCAAGAGGATAAGGATGGAATAAGCGCAATTTCAGGTACTGCGCCATTGTCCGAATAAGTCCAATCCCCTTGCGGGTCTACCCAAAGAACTTCATTCAATGGGCTTTGCTCATAGAAGGAAGCATCGTATACACTAAAGTCGTGAGAAAACTCCGAACGGATTAAATCCGACACCTCAAAGTTTATCACTTCATTGATTGAATATGACTTGCTCAATACATAGTTGTAGGTTGCGGGGGCTGAAGTTCCACTATAAATCTTCAACCTCAAAGTCATTGCATCCAATGAGTCATTGGTCAGGGTATTATTTTTACCAGTATAGAAGATAGGGCTTCGGGCCATCTTCAAAGAGGTGGGATATGCAATGCTTGGTGTACTCATTATTTCACTTGGTTAAGCGAGGCTAAATAGTTTTCTATGTCTAGGGATAAAGCATTTTGCAGAACTTCGGGAAGCTGCTTATCCATCAAATTAAAAGGGTTAGTGATAAAGTGCGTTTGGTTTATACCCTTTCTCTTTACGCTTCTAGCTATCACATAGGCTAAACTCTCGTAGCTCTTTTGGGTGATTCTACCTTTTTTGAATTGACCCCCCACATCTCTTAGGCGTATGCGTTTTGTACGCATCCACTGAAATATGGAGTATTGCATCTCAGGGCTTACCCCCTCATTCTTGAAAGAGTATGGGCTTTCTTGTGGTGTTTGGTATTGTGTACCACTTACCCCCTTATCTACAAACTTGCCGTAGTAGTCCATAAGGATGCCAATAGTAAGCTCTCCGTTTACGCTCTCTATTTCACTAACTCTAAGGCTATTCCTAAGGTTACCACTAGCATCAATGCGCTTACGCTTTGCCTTGCCATCATTTTGGATAATAGTCTGAGTAGCCCCTAAGTTTAGTTTAGCTTGTCGCACAACCTCCTTAGCAGCTTTCTCTAAAGCCATCTTTATGTTATCCAGCTTTAGCATACTGAAATCTCCGTGTTTGCAGTCTGAATGTTTACGCTCATATTCCACCCAGCCAACTTATTTTCAAATCGGTCTAAGAATGGTGAGCAAGTAATTGAGCTGGCATCTTGCACTTGGTATAGGTCAGTATTAAGCTGCCCCTTTACCAGCTCTTGAGCTAGGCCATTGAGAACCACTAGGGTGCTATTCAGCACATCTTGGGTATTATCAATTCCGTAGAATGGATCTACCTCATCTCTAATATCTCCCTTTGACTCATCCACAATATCCATAACCAAAATGTCTAGATTGAATGAAACCGTGTTAAGACTTGACCCCTCAAAAGTGGCATCGTTCACAATGACATGGGCAAGGGGGAAGATGCTCTGCTTTTTAAGGTCTACATCAAAGATGTCCCCAAAAGTTACTGAGCTAATCAGGGGGTGACTGCTCAAATACTCATTGACTTTTTCTAGGACTAGGTATAGGTTTCTCATTTTTGACGAGTGGCTTTTTCTAATTGGATTCGCTCAATATCAGCTTTCTCTTTTTCATAGGTGGCGTGAGTGAAAGCGAAAGTGAGGTTAAGTTTGCTAACCTCTTCAAACCTTGTAACATCTCCGTTGGCAAGTGCGTAGAAGAGGTGATACCACCCCCACCGTTTAGAAAATCCCCCCATTGCTGAGAGGTCGCTGCCTTCATCTCCATCTCCATAGATACTAGGGTAGCCTTGCACAATTCCGTTCCTAAACGGTAAATAAAATTTACTGCACCAAATACAACGCTCAGAGGCAAGCTCTTCATTGTGTCAGAATACTTAGCCGTGCCTTCGTAGTCTTCAATGTTATAGAGCTGCCCAAACTTATTTACTACGGGTCGGTACATTACCGCCATGACCTTGTGCATATTAGCCCAGTCCCCCATATTGTCCTCAATGTCCGTGTATTCCCCTAAGCTTATATCGTCTAGGCTAGGGATAAATCCGTAGTCCTTGCCATTGAGCTTGACTCGGTTTTTAAAGCTAGGCGTGTCATTGATTATGGCAGCTAGATGCTGGGCTATCTCACCAATAGCAGTAACCTTGAGCATAGAAACCTCTTTGAGCGTGATACCGCACATAATCTCAATGAGCTTCAGGGTACGAAATTCCTCATCCCCCTCAATGCTCAGCCATTTTTGGTACTGGCCTAAGGTGATTTCCTCCAGCGACTCAGGTATGTTTACTCTGACTTTCACAATTAAATAACTCTAGTTTTGTGGTTCGTATTCCAGCCATACTTTTTTAAGCTCATCAATCATTTGCTGCCAGCGTTTAGGGGAGCAAGTACAAGGCTTCCAAAGCTTGTGGTTAAAGATGCGAGCATGAATGGTAGCTATTTTGTCTTGGGCTTCAGGGGTGAGGCTTTTGGTAGCGGTGGCGTAGTAAGTGGTAAGCCAGTCATATTCGCTTTTCTCTAAGCACTCTACACGGCTATACTGGAGCAGCTTGTTTAGCTTTTCCTTTCTTGCCTCACATCCGCAGTCAATACCCGTAGCTTCAGCAAACCAATCTACCGCAGCTTTGATTCCCGTAGCAGTAGTGATTTGCTCAATGGTATCACCAAGCCCTTTCGCCCGCTTCCTTGTACGAGTCGTAGGCTTCTTTGCAGTTTGTTTGGATTCTTTCTTTTCCATTTTTGATAGTGTTAAAAATTGAACGGAGGGATATTTTGGTTTCCTTAGATAAGTCCCTCATACTCATCTCGCTTTGTATGTAAATGGTAAAAAGTTTTTCATCATACCAGTGCCACGACTTGACCTCTTGCCAAATATCCTCTACCAGCTCTTGCATCTCTTCCTCTTGGCTGGGGTAGTATTCTCCGTAGGTGTCTTTGGGGGCTTGGTTAAAAAACTCTATTCTCTTTTTGGCTTTGGTATAGTCTACCCATAGGTTTCTAAGAGTCACATAAACAAAGAAGGTATTTACCTCATCCTTGTACATTATTTTCTCAGGATCTATTGAATACCTATCTAGCCGTAGGTACATCTCTTGTACAAAGTCTTCGGCTATGGCTTCAGGGCAGCCAAAGCTCTTGACCATTTTAACCCAGTCCTTATGTTTGGTGGCAAGTAGTTCTAGCAGTTTCATTGTTATAAATGTACCGATTTCCAGCAAAAAAAGAGCCACCCCTAAAAAGAGATGGCTCAGCCGTGCGGATGTTCAACCAAAACTCACTAATAGCGCAGCACGGCTTATCGTATGGCATAACGCCCGTAGTTAGGTCTAGAAAGTCGGTTAAAGGTAGCGTATCTCATTGCATCTACCAAGTGGTTAAAGGCATCTATTGGACGGTTCAATAGGTTTCCGTTCTTGTCCTCTTGCCACTTATAATTTTGCAGCTCCTTTGTTAGGTTATGGCTACCCTTGACAATGTGCAGCTTGTGCCTTTTTAGTATATCTATGCCAGCCATAACTGAGTCAGCACCTTTGGCAGTGGGTTTGACATTCCAGCCCATGCGGTGCAGTTCCTCAATGCTCTTTGGCTCTGCTGAGTCTGCCCAAATTTCATCGTACCTAGTCATGCCCAGCTCTGTGAGCTTTTGGCTTATGTCTTGGTTGGTGAGGTTGGTGTGGTATAGCTTTTCTTCTAGGTATAGATTGTCCCCATCCTTGTAGACTTTTATCAGTGCGGTGGGGTCATTGGTAAAACCAAAGTCAAGCCCATAAGCTACCACCTGACCTTTTGCCTCTTCAGCTATTTGGAATTGGAAAATGGTAGCTCTTGACATACCGCGCTCTCCAAGTCCATAAATACGCCAGTAGTCTTCATCCGTACCCCGTAGGCGTTCAATCTCATCCACGATGGTTTGGTCAAGGAAAGGATTATCCTTGTAGGTGGACTGAATGTAGGTTACATCGTCACGGGTAAGAAGGCGGTCATAAATCCAGTGGAAGGAATCGGAGGGGTTATAGTCTAGCCATATCTTGCCAGTGGTACGAACTAGGAGCTGAAAAAAGTCCTCCCAAGTAAGTTCGTTTGCCTCATTGCAAAAAAGGTAATCGCGCCTAGCTCCCCTTTTCTTTTGTGGCTGGTCAAGGCTGATAAACTCAAATAGGTTTCCGTTGAGGCTATATGTGTAGTCGCTTTTGTTGTGGTCGCTTTCTGAATAAAGACCTAAGTTGTTTAGTATCTCAAAGAAATCCCGATAGGCGGTCATTTTAAGCGAGGGGAGCGACTTTCTCACTATGGTGTATACCTTTCCCTTAGTTTGAAAAGATAAGACAATAAGAAGCTGCAAAAGGGAATAGGTCTTTCCTGACCGCGTTCCCCCCTGATTAACTATTATTTTCGTGTCGGCTTCCCAGTTTCTTTCAAAGACTGGCCCGTAGTTAATCTCTAGGCTTGACAAAGTTCAGTTTGATTTCGGTGATGCCCTCTTCAGTTTCTAGCTTGTTCTCCACACGCGCTAGCTTTGGTGTGGTATACTCTCCAAGCTTAGCCATAATGTCAAGGGCTGCCTTTGGGTCATCGGCTGCTACATCAGAAAGCCAAACGGTCATGTTCTCTAGATTGTCCTCTATGAGTTTTTGAAAAGCCTCCCTGATTTTGTTGGTGGTCTTGTTGGTCGCACCCTTAGGTTTGCCAGCTGGGTTGCCACTTACTCCTTTTTCAAATGCCATTGTAAATCCTTGTATTTTTCAACTAAATAACTCAAAAGAGCGTAAGTTGTGCAATGTGGTCTTTTATTCGTTTGCTTGTTGCTTCAAAGTAGTCCTTGTCTATCTCGTAGCCATCAAGTTGGAAACCTCTATTGTGACAAGCAATAGCAATGCTTCCAGAACCAAGATGTGTGTCAAGGATTCGGTCACCTTCTTTGGCGTAGTTGTCCAGAAGCCATTCGTAGAGCTTGACAGGTTTTTGGGTGGGGTGGATTTTATTTGTTTGATTGTGTTGCATAATTGAATATGTAAACACCTTTGCGGGTTTTTTTAATCCCATACTTACCCAAGCATATTCTGCCCCCGCAAAATTCGGAACGGGCTGTTTTTTGTTCCACACACAAAAGTATTCTGATGGCGGCATCTCAAAGTTATTTGCACCCCAAACAATTTGATTTTTAGAAACTCTAAACAATTCGTTCCAATAATCCCTTGAAGGTTTATTGTCCCATTCAAAGCCATGCTCGTAGTTTCCCTTTATCCCGCCAAATCTCAAGCTCCCCTTTTTGAATCTTTCTAATCCATAAGGCGGGTCAACAATAGCCAATTCATAGGCGTTGTCGGGCATCGCCTTCATTGCCTCAAGGCAATCCTCATTGTAGATGTTTATCCTCTCCGTGAGTTGCATTTCTTTTCGTGAATTGTTTGTAGCCACTCCTTATGGTGCTTGACATCTCCGTAGGTTATATGGCAATTCCTACAAAGGGCCATTAGGTTTTCTATTGTGTCAGCTTCTTTACTTCCTCCCATTCCTCTAGCTTCTATGTGGTGAATGTCTACGGCTTGGCGGTTGCATACCTCGCAAGGAATCCAGTCCGTTTCATCGTAGCCCATTTTTTTAAGATAGAGTTTGGTGTGTTTTTTCATAGGTGCATCCCAGTCTTGCTAACTAAGCTAACTCCCCACCATAGCCACCCGATAGATACACAACCTTCGCAGATATCAGAGTCATAGGTGATAGAGATGTGTGGGAGCAAATGTACGCTTCCTATGTATTTAAAAGTTTCAATAGTCATTTTTAGGTGGGGGTATTTGTTTTAGGGTCTTGGTGTCAATGGTAATATGCGTGAAGTAGGATTCGGCATTCTTGCCATAAGCATATCTTCTTCTTTCTTCGCTTGGCATATTAGCCAATGCAAATCCTTCAGTTAATCTTCCCATTATAGTTTGTACATTTTAATATTGGTATGTTCCGTGCTTCGGGTTAGTTCCCTTCCGTACTTGGCTGCTTCTATCTCGTGCCTAAATCCTTTTTGTAAGCCCTCAAGCCAAGTATTCTCGGCAACCAACTTATCATATTGTACAATGTAGTTCATTTAAAGTACGGGCTGAATGTTGGCGTTGCGGAATGATACATTCCAATCGTTCTTCTTGATAAAAAGTAAGGCCTCCTCCATCGTCGCAAATTCCTTCTTTCTCTGCTCCCATTTGGCAGCCCTCATTTTACTTTGGTCAAAGTAGGTGTAGTGGACTCGGTATTTCATTTGGTTTTAAATATTTCTTCAAAGTATTCTTCAGCAGTCCATCTTGATTCAACTGCTCCGTGTCGTGCATCACTGAATGCGTTGCAGATGGTTTCCTTCTCTTTCTCAAGCATTGACTCAATCTTTTGCTCAATCATTCTTGGTGTGTCTAAATCCATTGGTAGGGTTGCTCTAACCCATTCCAACATTTCTTGCATTGGTGTTTTCATATTGTCACACTTTTAGTTCATTTTTGTGCCGAGTATTGCACTATTGGTGTAAATTCTTGCGTAATTCTAAATTTTTCCGAATTAAAGTGCAGTATTTTACACTTTGTGGCTCATTTACTTTACACTTTGAGCCGTATTGTCTTTGAACTTAAAGGTTTGGGGGGAACATAGCACCAACCAACTCATCAAGAGCGTTCCCCCCTCCCCTCATTGTGCTATTTGGCGGTCAAGCCATCTGCGATACATATTCGCTGCTATCGCCAGTCGTTGGGGATAGTAGGCATAGTCCTTGCGTAGACGAGCCATTGCGATTCTGATAAATTGCTCTTTCATTCTAAAGTTCCTTGAATGGTGTAAGAATCCAAATCATTGTGTAAGACAAAAAAGTCCTTGTAGTCTTTCAATGCCTCTTTCACCTTCTTATATCCCTTGTTGATGAATGAATCGGCAATGTCAAACACCCCGATGTCCAATGAGCCTTTGTCTATGGCTATGAACTTGAAGTTGTTTGTGGGTATGTCAAATAGTTGTGTGTAGATGAATGCTTGAATATCATATCCGTACTTTTCGGCACTCCATTGGAATGCTCGTATATCTTGAGTTGTCTTTAGGTCGGCAACGAATTTGTACTTGGGGTCGTATATGTCGGCTTTCGCTCTAAAGGCGAACCCTTCTAACATCGCAATTTCAGGTACTTCAAATTCGCATCCCCCTATCATCGTGAGGACATACTCATTGCGAAGGGCTGCATCTACAATTCGCATATTCTCATCGTGTTCCTTTGCCGTTAAGACAATCTTGTTGGATTTGGCTTTGGCTTCTTTGTAGGCTTTTGCTACACGGCTTTGAACATCTACGATATGGAAACGATCATCAAAGAGGTGGGGTTCAAGAACCATCGTATGGATGAACTGACCTACCTGTAAGGCGGTTGAATCTTGCTCTTGTCCATAAGTTGTGATGAACTTGTAGTGCTTGGGGGATTTGGTTAGGAGCTTGATGTTGCTTGAGGACATCGCATTCTTTCCCAAGTATCCATAGTAGAACTCGTCATCGGTCATTTTAGCGATCAGAGCATCTCGCTCCCAAGTATCGCCATTGAGTAGTGTAATCATTTGAATAAGGGTTTGCATTGGTTGGCTACTGCTTGTACCACATCAACAGTTACTGCGTTTCCGCATTGTTTGTAGCGTTGTGTGTTGCTCATTGGTTTAACTTCTCCATCGTAATTGCCAAAGGCAGTATGATTATCGGGGAAGCCTTGTAGGCGTTCACATTCAATAGGGGTGAGTCTGCGGGTGCGGTAATTTTCTTTTAACAATGGTTGACCGCTACCATCTTCCCTTGCGCGAGCTGCAAGCGTTGGGCAATTACCATCCTTTCTTGGCCTCCATCCTTCATCACTACGATAGTCACCTATTTCGTGTTTAATAATCAAATCACTTTTTCCTGCATTTAAAGCGGGTGCTTGACCATCAGCATCATAGACTCGGTCTTGTTGATATGGTTGTTTGCCACCCGAATCAAGACGGACTCCAATTTGTTTTATGCTTGGTTCAAGAGCTTTTCTGCCATTTGTTGCGATAGGAAAAACTCCTCTCCAATCTCCTCCTGTGGTTGTAGAATATCCGACAAGATATATCCGCTCTCTATTTTGGGGTAGAAACCAACTTGTGTTAAGCAGTTGCCATTCAAGTCTATAACCCCCAATGTTGGCAAAGGCTTGGATAATTGCCCAAAAGTCTGCGCCATTGTTTGAGGAGAATGTTCCTTTAACATTTTCCCACACAAATACACGAGGTCTGCACTCTTGAATGAGCCTAATTGCTTGGAGGATAAGAGAACTTCTTTGTCCTT